TATCAACCTATTACACACAGACAAACTAAGGAGCAAGATGCCTACGACAGTTATTACCGGTCGAGATATTACCTTCACCATTGGCGGTAATAATTTCGATGCTCAAGTTACAACCGCAACTTTAGAATGCGAGAGAAATCGTGTTCGCTATGAAACTTTGGATGGAGCATCATTTAAGGTTATCGATGACAATTGGACATTCAACATCAGTATGCTTGCTGATTGGGGTGCTACCGGATCACTTTGTGAGATCCTTTGGGCAGTTGCTGAGAGCGCACCAAACACAGGTATCTCAACAGTATTCACAGCAGCAACAGGTGCAGCATTTACTTTCCAAATTCTGCCTAACTTCCCTTCAGCCGGAGGAACAGCACCAGATGCACAAACTCTTGATTTGAGTTTCCAAGTTATTGGAACACCAGCAGAATCATTTAGTTAATAAGAAATCGGGAGCAAAATGAAACTAAATATAACAATTGAATACAACTCAGGCGAGCAAGCCACTTATGTAGCCCAACCGCCTGAGTGGGCAAAATGGGAAAAGCAGACAGGACACACCATTGGTCAAGCATCCGAGAAGTTGGGCGTTTGGGATCTTATGTTTCTTGCTTATCATGCACATAAGCGAGAACTTGGTGCAGCCAAACCCATCAAGCCAATGGATATTTGGATGGAAACTGTTGCCGATGTAATTGTCGGTGATGCAGACCCAAAAGCCACCCAGCAGGAAGCCTAAGTAGATTATTGGTTGAGTTGGCAATAGCCACACAAATACCAATGAGCGAATGGGTTGAAGCAGAGGACATTTTAACAGCGATCGAGATATTGGAGAAACGGAATGGCAACTAGCACCGAACCTCTAATAGTCTATGATAAAAGGGAACTTGCCTCATTTGCTAAAGTAATAAGAAGCATGAGCGACATTGCAGTCCAAGAAACTAAACGCCGAGTTGGCGAATTGGCTGAAAAAGAATTATCTGAAATTCGCAGAATTGCTGCATCTAGGGGCAAGGTTGCTGATCGGATTGCCCAAGGCGGTAAAGTTAAAAAGTCATCATTGCTTGGTGAAATATCTTTTGGTTTTGCTTCACAAAGATTTTCCGGTGGAGCAACAACTCAATTTAATACTCGAAATGATACAAAAGGCAATCGCCTTGGTATTGGTGCAGCACATGAGTTTGGTTCAAAGAATTATCCTCAATTCCCAAGATGGAGTGGGCCAATGCCTAAAGGTTCAGGGTCAAGAGGATATTTCATTTATCCAACTATTAGATATTTGCAACCAACAATAATTAAAGAATTTGAACAAATCATTTTGGACATAAGAAAAGAGTTTGCTGATGGCAGGTAATAGCAGAACTTTAACCCTTGCACTTGCAGCCGATATTGATGGTCTTAAAAAAGGCTTAGATGATGCCAACAAGGTAGTAGATAATTCTGCAACTCAAATTGCTGAGTTTGGCAAAAAGGCGGCATTAGCCTTTGCAGCAGTTGGAGCAGCAGCAACAGCATTTGCCGTTTCAGCCGTTAAGGCAGCAGCAGAGGATGAAAAAAGTCGTAAATTATTAGAGCAGACAATTCGTTCAAATACAAAAGCGACTGAGGAACAAATTGCATCAATTGACAAATACATCACTAAACAATCAATTGCGACCGCAACCACAGATGATGTTTTAAGACCAGCCCTAAGCCGTTTAGTTAGATCAACTAAAGATGTTACTGAGGCTCAAAAACTATTAGATCTTGCTCAAAATATAAGCCTTTCTACTGGTAAGCCTTTAGAAGCCATCGCCAATGCTTTAGGTAGGGCATATGATGGAAATGTAACTGCTTTAGGCAAACTAGGCATACAGACAAAACAAAACATAACAGTAACAAAAGACAATTCGGCTGCCGTAGATGCTGCGGAAAAGGCGCAACTAAATTATGATTTGGCATTAAAAAAATATGGTGCAACTGCCGATCAAACAGTAAAAGCCTCTTTAGCATTATCACAGGCTCAAGATAAAATTGGACAAAGCACATCAAGCACCAAATCAGTTGTAAAAGATTTCGACACAATTGTTGGTGATTTACAAAAAACATTTGGTGGATTTGTTGAGAATGAAGCAACAAACGCTGAGTTTAAGTTTAGGCAATTAACTATTGCTTTAGATGAAACCAAGGAACAAATTGGAGTTGCTTTACTACCAATAGTAAAAGAATTTGCAGATTATTTACTGGCAACAGTTGTGCCTAATGTCCAAGCATTGGCTGCTGGATTAACAGGCGATAGCAGCGTAACAGCAGGAATCAACGATGCAACAAAAGGTGCTTATGCCTTTGGGCAACAATTAAGATCAACAATAGAGTTTGTCATAAGCATAAAAGATGAATTATTAATACTTGGTGGCATCATTGCAACTGTATTCGTAGCCAATAAGATAATTGCATTTGTAGCAGCAATTCAAACATTGATTACAGCGATGGTCGCCTTAAGAACAGCAGCAACCGCTGCAAGCGTGGCAACTGCTTTTGCGACCGGCGGAGGATCTATTGCTGCTGGAGCCGTTGCTTTGGCTGCTGCTGGCATCGCAACCGGAGTTGTAAGTAGTGCGGTTTCTGGAGGTAATGCTGCAAACGCTGCATCAACCGCTACTGCTGCTCAATTGGCTGCTGGAGCAGCAAGGGCTGGCACGACAGTAAATAACATTACAGTTCAATCAGTAGATGCAGAAGGATCTGCCAGAGCAGTTGCTAAAGTATTAAATGACAGCGCATCAAGATCAACCCCACAACTTTACAATTCAGGAATCACTAGGGCTAGATAATGACAGTTTGGACACCTGATTGGAAATTATCGGTTGCCGGTGTTGATTACGAAAACATCACTATTGCCGATATTGCCCATCAAGCAGGTCGAGATGATATTTACACTCAACCAAATCCATCCTATTTACAGGTTGAAGTTGTGGCACTTTCTGGCCAAACTTTACCATTTGAAATCAATGATGGTTTAACTTTGCAGGTAAAAAATAGTGCTGGAACTTTTGTTAGTTTATTTGGTGGAAACATAACCGATGTAACTGTTGAGGTAAGAAATACCGGATCGGTTTCTAATGTAATAAGTTACACGCTTTTAGCAATGGGCAGTTTGGTCAAACTTGCCAAAGAAATTTATACAGATAACTTATCGCAAGATATTGATGGAGATCAAATTTATACTTTACTTTCATCATCATTATTAAATACTTGGAATGAAGTACCGGCAGCGGAAACTTGGTCAGGTTATTCAGCAACAGAAACTTGGGCAAATGCGCAAAACATTGGTTTGGGTGAAATCGATGCAGGTCTTTACACAATGTCAAGCAGGTCGGCTAATCCTGACACTATTTACAATATCGCTTCACAAATTGCTGATTCAGCACTTGGATACATGTATGAGGATAATCAAGGGAACATTGGATATGCAGATGCCGATCATCGCCAAACATACCTTTTGGCAAATGGCTACACGGAACTTTCAGCAAATACAGCCTTGGGTTCAGGTTTAAGGACTTTAACAAAATCAGCAGATATTCGTAATGATATTTATATCAATTATGGAAATAACTTTAATAATGAGGCAACCGCCACAGATACTGCTTCAATTGCCCTTTATGGTTACAAAGGGGAAACTATTAATTCAGCAATTCACGATGGAACTGATGCTCAAGAAATCGCAGATAGATACATAAGTTTAAGAGCCTATCCTTATGCAACCTTTGATAGCATTACCTTTCCAATAACCAATTCAGAGATTGATAATGCTGACCGAGATGCCTTGCTTGGTGTCTTTATGGGTCAGCCAATTCATGTTACGGATTTGCCGTTTCAGATCAATAATGGCGCATTTGAAGGGTATGTTGAGGGATGGCGATGGAGCACTCGATTCAATGAATTGTTTTTAACAATCAATTTGTCGCCAATCAATTTCAGTCAGGTGGCAATGCGCTGGAATACTGTTCCGGTTACCGAGGCATGGAACACAATTGGCAACACTTTAACATGGGAATACGCTACAATCGTAGCCTGATAATAGGAGAAAAATGGCAAACACAACCAATTTCGGATGGGAAACCCCAGACGATACAGATTTAGTTAAGGATGGCGCAGCAGCCATTCGGACAGTTGCTGGTGCAATTGATACTTCATTAGTCGATCTTAAGGGTGGCACAACTAATCAGGTATTAGCAAAAAATTCAAATACAGACATGGATTTCAAATGGGTTGCTGATGCTTCAGGAATTCCTGCAACTATTTTTGATGCCAAGGGTGATTTAATTGTTGCATCTGCTGCTGATACCGCAGCAAGACTTGCAGTTGGTGGAACGAATGGCCACATTTTAACTGTTAATTCTGGTGCGACTAATGGAATTGAATGGGCTGCTCCTGCTGTTGGTGGCGGTTTGACTTTATTAGACACACTTAGCCTCAGTGGTTCA